AAATATTCACCAACTAAATCAGTTCTTCTCACTTTTTTGAAAGTTTTTGATTTTATAACACCTAAAGTAGCATATATCTCAGCTAAAATTTCTCCTAATTCAGTTTTTCCTACACCAGGTGGTCCTTCGATTACAGTATGTAACATATTATTATTTTTTTTTTCTAAATGTTGTAGATAATACAAAATCATATCAACAATTGCTTCTTTAACATCATGTAATCCAATCATTGATTTAAGTTTATTTAATGGTTTTTTTAAATTATGAATTATTTCGATATTAAAACTATATTTTTTCCCCCCTACATTAAAAGAGCTAGAATGTTTTTTATTTTTAACATCATCATTATTTTCTTGTTCAATAGTTTTAATATCATCTTTTTTTTTTTCTTTATTTTTTTCTTAAATGTTTGAGATTTTTAAAAGATCATCTATATTATTTATATCCATATTTAATTCATTAAATTCATCATCACTACAATATTCTGATATTTCATCATCATTATCTTCCGATTCACATTCAGTTTCTATCTCAGTTTTATTTTTTCCTAATTTTGAAAATAAAGATGCAAATAATCCCAATGGATTTAATTGTCCAACTGTTCCAACCTTAATTCGATTATTAGTATTTTTTTTAGAATTATTTTTATTATTTGTTACTATATCATCTATTTTTATTACTATATTATCTAGAGGTATATCATCCTTTAATTTACTATTATTAGGTACTCGTTTGTATATTGTATTATTTCTATTATTTCGTTTGTATATAGGAATTCTATTATTTCTATTATTTTTGTTATTATTAAAATTTCTTTTATTATTAAAATTTCTATAATTATTATTTTTATTTTCAATTAAATTAGTTAATTTCATATTAAGAATATTTATATTATTATTTAAAAATTCTATGTTTCTATACAGTACATCAAATTTATAATCAATATAAGGATATAATCTTAAAATATCCTGATGGTATAAATTATTCCAGTTTAAATTATTATTATTTTGTGGAAATTGATTAGTTGAAAAAAATGATGAATTATTTGGTTGATTATTCATAGTATTTGATTATATATTATAATATTATTAATATTTATTGATAAAAAATCAATTTTTATTAAACACATTTAAAGAATTCATTAATATTATTTATTAATGAATTCTTCAGATATATTATTTAATACTAAAACATATAGTCTTATTAATAAAAATATATCATTAAAAACATTATATAGTAGTAATAATTTTTTCTTAGTACTTCATGAATATTTATCAATGATTGATTATGAATTAAAACTTTTATTAAAACATAAAGTAGTTACAACAATACAAAAATTAAAGAATGATAATATATATATTACTCAAAATATTTTTGATGATAAAAAAATGTATCCCTTTGTAGAAAATATATATAAATTGGATTTGGATACATTAAAAATTATACATGAATATGGAAATATTAATATTTATGATACATATCCTTTTATACCGATTATGAATTCAATTAATAATAGTTTAAAACTATTAGTGAATTGTATTACTTATAAGAAAACAAATACAATAAATAAAAATATTAAAGTAGTAAAACCAAAAACTACAACTAATACTAATATTTACCTAGAAATACCAGATTCAGTTAGTATTGATTCCGATATTGATCCTGATGAATTAAAACTCCAAATTGATGAGTTACAACAATTAAAATTGGACAAAACGAAAGAAATTGAGATGAAAAAAAAAGAGTATGATGATAACATGAAAAATTATGCCGATACATTTAATGACATAAATAATGAGAAAAAAATGTATTATAAAGAAAAAGAAAGATTTGAAGAAAGACAACGAATATTTAAATCAGATAAAGAAGTATATAACAAACTAAATAATAAGTTAGAAAATAATGAATTAACAGAAGATAAGATACCAGAATTATTTGAAAAGAAATATCCAATATTTAAATTTATGTATCAAAATAATTTATTAGATATGGATGATGATTATTTAATTTATACTGAATTATATGATAATATGTATCCAAAAAATGATAATATGAATGAAGATTATATACCACATAATGCAAATTATTTAAGTGAAGAAACACAACAAAAATATAAAGAAATTCAAAATAAATATAAAGATAAAATTGATAATTTTATTTATACAATTACAAATAATAATGAATAAATATAGAAAGAAAAAATATAATTTTATTATAAAAGAAAATATAAGTAATGATGAATTAGACAAAATTATTAAAAATATTAAAAATAAGTTTTCTCCAGAATTAGATGAGTATCTCTTTTTAAGAGATATTAGAGAATTAAATATTGGTAATTATATTAAATATATTGATAAAACAAATATTCTTAAAGGTGGTATACTAGTGAGAATAGAATATTTAACTAAGAAATATATATTATTAATATTAATGGATCCAAAGAATAATTATGTTTGGAAAATTAATCCTATTAAGTTGCATATATTTTATAGGAATTATAATGGTACTACCCAATTTTCAAAATTATTTAAAAAATTTTTAAAATCAAAAAACATGAATATAGATAATATAATAACAAATAAAATTGATTAAAGTTTATTTAAATAATAATTGTTATATTATAGTAATATAATGCAACAATATACTCCACGATTAACAAAAGATAAATATGTCAAACAACATGGATTAACCCATACTGATAAATTAACAGCAGAAGATATTGAAGATTTATTAGAAGATTATAAACAAGTAGATGATATATATAAAGTACCATTACAAACTCATTTGAGATATTTTACTTTAAAAGATAATAAAAGAAAATTTAGGATGGGTGGATGGTTAGCTCAGAATACTGGTTTACCAAAATATGTAATACTCAGTAATGGAAAAAATAGTTGGAGTGTTCAAGTAAATAATACAATATTTTTTAAGAAAATGAAATTAGATGAAATAAAAGAAGAATATGATAATATTATTGATGATTTAGAGAAGAAAAATGCTGATTTATTATATATAATAAAACAATTAAAAAATGAAATAAAAGAACTCAAAAAAAATGAAAATAAAAAAGAATATAAGTAATTACTTTCATAATATTAATATAATTAATGAGCTCATCAAATTCTTCAGATTCATATATAGATGATAGTTATTTAGATTTTATTGGAGAAATTTTAAATAACAAATATATTCTACTAAAAGAAATTGGTTCTGGAACTTTTGCAACAGTATGGTTAGCTTATAATATAAAAAATAAATGTTTTTATGCTATTAAAATTCAAAATGTAGAAGATTCTGATTGTGGAGAAGATGAAATAGAAATTTATGATAAAATAAAAAAAAATAATTGTGAATATTTAAATAAACTATTGGCACATTTTATACATATTTCTTCACAAGGAGAACACATTTGTATGGTTTTTGAATTATTAGCAGGATCTGTTTATGATGCTATTAAAAGTAATAAAAATTTATCATTAGATATTTGTAAAATAATCATATATCAATTATTAATAGCAATTGATACCCTAAATAAATATACAAAAAAAATACATACTGATATAAAGCCAGAAAATATATTAATAGTTGGTATTAGTAATGAAATAAATGATATTATAAATGAATTTAATAATTTTGGTATTAATGAATTTTTAAAAAAAACAAAAAAAGGTACATATACTATTAAAACAAGGGAAAATATAAAAAATCATATCAAACAATTATCATTTTATAAAAATGATATTAGTAGTGATAATAGTAGTGAATCATGTATATCTAGTATTTTATCTGACTATTCTAATAATTCAATTTCAGAATCTTATAAACAACATAAATCTAAATATTATAATATTAATAGTAAATTTATAAATAAAGACACATTAATTACAAAATTATCAGATTTAGGTACTTGTTGTGATATTAAAAATCCAACTTATGATATTCAAACTAGATATTATCGTGCACCAGAAGTAATATTACAATATGATCTTAATGAGAATTGTGATATATGGTCAGTTGGATGTCTTTTATATGAGATGTTAACAGGAGATATATTATTTAATCCTGATAAAAGACGAAGATTTAATAGGGATAGATTTCATTTGTATGAAATGCAAAAATTGTTAGGAAAAATTCCAGAAAATATAATCAAGAGGGCTCAGAAGAGAAAATTATTTTTTAAAAATAATGGTTTAATTAAAGGTATTTATAATGTTGAATATGAACCATTATCAAAAATAGTATTACAAAAATTATCTAATTGTTCAACAAAAAAACAAATATATTTTATAATCGATTTTTTGTATAAAACATTAGACTATAATCCAAAAACGAGATTATCAGCTAAGCAATGTTTAAATCATCCATTATTTGATACATTATCTAAATCAAATTTAACAATTAAGAAAAAAAATAAGCAATTAAATAATAATAGATCTAGAAAATTAAAAAAGAAACGAAAGAAATAATTATCTCCAATTATTAATTTTGTTAATACTAATTTGTGTTGGTATTGTATTATTATTACTTTGATTTCTTTTTTCTAATGTATATTCACAATGTGTATACATACTAAAATTTGGATAATTCCTTCCAATATTATTATTACTTTTTTTATGAGGGCTAGAAACATAACCTTTTTTTTGTGATCCAAAAAATTTTCTAAAAAAATTCCTAGAATCACTCATTTTAAATTGTATATTGTATAATTATAGATATATAAACAATTATTAATAATTACAATTTCAATTTTTAATTATATCATATTATTATAGTATGAATCATATTATAATAACAGATTTATTTGGAAATAAAATTAATGGAACTACACCTCCATTTATAATTCTTAATACAATCCAACCGCATTTATTATTACATAATATACTTAAAAATAATAATAAAAATGATACTTGGGGTATTTGGACATTAATTCGGTCTACTATATTACATGCTCTTTATTATAATCATATAGAACCAACTGATTATGCACCATTAGGTAGTATTTGGTATAATAATACTAAATTGCCAAATAAATTTAAAATTTTATTAGTTAATACACATACTAATATATCTAATTATCCAATTGATTATACTATTGTACATTCAATAAATGATATAAATATTTGGAAACCAGTAAATAAAACTGGATATGTATCACTTGGTTATATTGCAGCAAAGAATAAACCATCATTACATTTTATGAAATCTGTAAATAAAAATATTGTCATGAAAACAAAATTTAATAATATCGGAAATTATTTAACAAATATGAATGAATTTTTTTTATTGGGAATTTCAACAATAAATCGCTATACAATAAATAGGATTAAATTATTACCTATTAATAAAAATATTCGTTTATCATCAAAAATTAATAGTGCTAATAATATTATCACAAACACAGATAATAAAGTACAATTAAAACCCTACAATTATGATTTTCAAGACATAAATTATACAGTAAATGGTGAATTAAAAATGGGAAATAATTGTTTAACTACAAATAATACTGATGATAATTATGTATATTTAACACAATGTAATAATAATAAAAATCAACAATGGTATCCTTATAAATATTCTAATGCAAATAGTTTTGTATCAAATTATGACGATAGTTGTTTAACAAATGAAAATGGTAAACTATTAACTAAGAAATGTGATAATAATAATAATCAATCTTGGTATGTAGAACAATTACAAAAAGTTGTAGAAGATACTAAACAAGATTATTATCAAAAATGGTATACTAAAAAGGGTAAAAAAGTTATTTTGATTGAACCAAATAATCCTTGGTATATTAATAAAAAACGTGTAATAGAACCAGAGGGTGTCATTAGACAACATCGTCTTGAACTTAACAAAAATGATTATGATAATGCAAAATATGAATCATCATTTATGATGGATACCAATAGATTAGATATGGGTTATGGACATTCCTATGCTGAACGAGGTGGTAAACCGTGTGCTTGTGTTGAAGATTGTAATAAAATACAAAATAATCCGAAAGATGAATTCATTTTAGAGCATTTTGATGAACCAAATAATCAATTAATTAATTCTAATTATGTATCCAGTACATTCATAATTATAGTAGTAATATTAATATTTATTAAATGGTTACTACAATAATTATTTAAGTTCGATTACATTATCAGTAGATCCTCGTTGACGAACTGTACCAGTTAATCTATATGCATTTTTTGGTAATTCTTTATCGATATGTTTGACAACTAATGTGTTATCATCAATATATTTATCAGTCGGATAGTATTCTATTAAGTTTTTATTGTATAAATATATTATTGCATCAAGAATATAATAATCATTATTAAATGGAT